AGCATTGCGGTGACTGCGAGTTGCAGGAGCGTTGTGAAATTGTGCCTGCCTAGAAAATCACAGTCGTTGCACCATTTCTGCCAATACCTTTCAATGGCGGTGTCCGCTTCGCGGTTGCCGGTGCGTGCCTGATATGCAATGCGCCCGGAAACGTAGGTTGCAAATTTTAAAAGGAGAGAACGAACAGGCGGGAAATTGTCGGCGAGATCGCGAGCGGCGCGGATGAGCGAGTAACGCTCGCGAGTTCCACTAGTGTCTTCGCCACCGCTGACGCCACGGCTGATGCCGCGCTTCTCGGAAGTCAAGGCTGAGTCGAAGCGACCGAAGTTGCGAAGTTTCGCCTGGTTGACCATGCGATCCAACGCGGCTTTCGGAGACACGAACGAAATTGCCTTTGTGATGATGTCTTGGGTCATGGTCGTTGCGTCGGAAAGGTCGGCGTGTAGCGTGATACCCTATTTCCGCTCGCGTTGTCAATAGCGGCTTGGAGTTCCTTGATCGTCTGCGCTACCTCGGCAAGGTTGGCTCTCGTGAAGCTCCGCCCTGCGATGCTGTAGCTCGCGCCGGCAATGGCAATCGCTTTTAGACAAGCTGTGAAATCGGTCTGTAATTCTTGCAATGTCGCAACCGGCAGACCGAAGAATGATTTGTTCATCGCCATTTAAAAGTTCGTTGTGTCAATTCTCACCTATCGGCAAAACGCCTGCCAGCATCGCGGACGCGAGCGCGATGCACTCGCAGTCCCAAAGGTGGTTCGGCCTGCCGCCGATGCGAACCCACCGTTGTTCGACTTGTTTTGTTTTGGAATTGGTCACGTCCTTCTTCATCTCCGACAACATCTGTTTTCGGTAGTCATCCGACACGTCACGCGCAACTTCCCATTTGGGAACTGCATCAGCTTGGCGAAGCGAAGCGAGTTTGTCCTTGATGCCTTCGTTGCTGAAGAAAAAGTAAGCGCACTTGAGTCCGTCCGATCCGGCTTGCGCTCCTTCGATCTTTGAGACGAAACGGCGCGTCCTTCTCGCGCCGTCGATATGATAAAAGCCGTCCTGTCCCGAACCGTGCGATGCTGTCCACCCACGTCGAGCGCATTGCTCGTAGACCAGCGGAGTGTCGTAGCCTGCATCAACGACAACGCATCGAGGCACAACATCGAACTGCTGTTGAATTGCGTCGAGTGTCTCCCAAGTCAGCGGTCGCGACTCGTGCAAGAGCATCGAAGATCCGTCCACGCGGAAGGCGCGGACGATGCACCAGAAGTGATCGCGCTGTTTGTCCACGGTCATAAAGCGTCTGTGCTCTCCGTCGATCTTCTGGCCCTCAAGATACTCGGCCTTCGCATAGTCGCCGGTAGTGATCTCCGGCAGATCGCTTGTCACTTCGTCCTGCCACGTTTGCGCCTTGCGTTTCTGAATAAATTGTTTGAGCGGCTCCAGGTTGCCGCTGCTCTTGGCTTCGTTGGCTTCGATCCACTCCTTGACGATGGAAAACCAAGGAATCCACCAGACAGAGTAGGCCGGATACTCGAACGAGCGGTGACCTCGCACCGGATGTGGGTTAAGTGCGCGATACGTTGCAGTATTTGCAAGGTTGCGTCGAGTGCTTGCATCGTCTTTGTATCGCGCTTCACAATACTCGCACTTCATGTTGACCGAATCCTGGACCCTATCCCACAAGATGCCGCCCTTGTCGTCGCGTTCGGTCACATATTCGATCTGGTCGAATAGGTATCTCTGCCAGTTCCCACAATGGGAACAACTCCAGCCCCAGACTTCTCGCGATCCGCTGTCCCATTCGGCGTCAGCCTCATGCCCAGCGTCCCATCCCTGCGAGACGAGGAGCGTCTTTCGGTTCCATCGGTCGTGGTGTCTGGCCTTGAGTTCCTTTATCATCCCGCTTTTCCACCGCCAGACCTCATCACCGATGCAATAGCGCATCGACTTCTCTTGCAAGTTCGTCATGTTCGCGCCTCCTGCGAAAAGAACCATATGCGGAAATAGGATCGTGGTCTTGCGTAGCGCGTGCCGGTCTTCGGGGAACAAGTCGCGAACAGGCTTGCACTCTTGGAAGATCGGCAACAGGCGCGACTCCGTCCAATCTTTGACCATGTCATCAGTCTGACCGACGAACAAAGTCGGCCCAGGCTTCTGTGCAATGATAAAACAAGCGAGCGTTTCCATCATGGTCGTTTTGCCTCCTCCGGTCGGAGCGCGAAGAAAGACCTGCGTGGTCTCGTCATCACTTGCCGCCAACAGCGGCGCGTTCAGCCACGGCGCCACTGAAGGATCGAAGCGCGAAGCGCGATCCGAGTTCGGAAAGTTAACGTGGTCGCTTGCCCAATCTAAAATTGTTCCGTCGAACGCAAGCTTGATGCCGTCGCGGATGCCTTGTGCTAGTGCGTTCATTTCATTCCGAAAATATGTTTGAGCGCGTCGATATTCGGAGACGCCGCTTGTTTAGAAGTCGGCTCTTCTTCTCCATCGTACATCGCAATTTCCCATGTCGTCTCAAACATCTTTCGCAGCCCGGCAGCGGACAACGTCACGTTGCCTTCACCGTCGAAGCTTGGGTTGCGCTTCGCGTATATTTTCCAGAGTTCTTGCTTAGTCATAATTCCTGCACAGCTTTAACATCTTCTCAATGGCGGCTCGGACGTGAGGCCATTCTTCGGGGTCGAAGCGTAGCTTGCCGCCCTCTTGGCTGACCTCCAGAAACTCCCCGCCGGCCTCGTCGACGATCTCGATCTCTGTGACGCTGTCGTCAAATATCTGTTGGCCTTTGACTCCGACGATCACTTTCGTTGTTCGTGTTTCGTAGTTCATACCTTTTCCAGTTCAGTTCTGATCTCCGCTAAAATAGACTGCGTGCGCTCGTGCAGTTTCTTCCGTAGGGTTGACTCGTCTAGCCCAGCCAACGCGCCCGATGCATCGTTGACCAAGGCCGCGAGCTTTGCGCTGAATATCGCGCCGATGCGAATGCCAGCTTCGCGGACTACGGCGTTCTTGATGTATTCCCCGCGATCAACCGAAAGCGCAAACTCGATCTTCTCGCATTCCAGCAATGTCTTCCGCAGCTTCGCCTGCTGGATGTTCTCCGGCGCGGTGTCGCCTCTCCCATGCGTTTCAAGCCAGTTCTTCCTCCACTCCGTAGCGGCCTCGATGCTGGTCATAGGCATCCCCTGCTTGACCATCTTGTGGATGTTCGGCTGCGTCATGCCCCATGCCGCTGCAAGCTCGGCCTGCGTCAGCCCTTTGCCGTCCCGCTTTGCCGCAAACTCTGCCGCGATCTTTGACTCTCGAGCCGTCAGCGTCTTTCCATCCTTCAGTTTTTGCAGGATGTTCTTGAACTCGGCCTCGCGGATCTTCCCCTGGAGATCGGATGCCGGTTGCGGCGGTGGGGATTTCTTTGGCATTATTTTCTAAACACCAGATATTGGTATTTTTACAAACTTTGCATTTAATAAATCAGTCATTTTTTTTGGAGGCAATTCATATTTGATAATTGACCGGCCCCATTTCTTCATGATGGCCTTGCAATATTCTATCTCTTTTTCTGTTTTTCTGTAAGAAACTATCCCTCCCGCATTAACTCCATGCTCGCAAATATAATGGTATTTATTCCACCGAAATAAAATTTTGTATTTTTGTAACTGTTGCAACGCCATATCGTAATCATCTTTAGTTCCAACTGTTTTGTCAAAAAATAAATCATGTTCCAAATGGCCTTGGAATGGGCCTAAGCTGATCGCTGAAAGCGAAAAAGGCAAAAATTCTTTATAAGTTCGATTATCTTCGTTTTGATTAAGTCCCCACATTCGCGAGCCGAATTGATTTGCCAATTCAAAGCTGTGGTTAAAAAATGCCGGCAATAATTCCGAATCCATTGATTTTGGTTTGTGCGATCCATTCTTTAATCCCCTACGCCCCTCAAAATATCCGATTCTCTCAACGTCATCGTCAATCATAATAAGCGGCCTTTCGATATTTCTTAATATCCAATTTCGTTTTCGCGTGATGCAACCGTCTTGATCTTCTGGAATTGCAATCACGCGCTTCCCCTCAACTTTTTTTGCGTATTGATCCCTTTGACTTTCAGGCACAATATAAATTGCGTTTTTGAAATAATCCGCCCCCTTCAAATGGTCGCTCCTACCGAATGAAGGGATTACAATGTTCATATAAAATCCTTCCCAGGCAATACCCTTGCAATGCCTACCTTTTGGCATTTTTCTGCCGGATCTCCGCTTTTAACATCTTTTAGTTTAAATCGCTCCTTTGCTACCTCCCAATCCATCGCTGTATCAAAATATAAAACAATGTAGTTATGCGATAGCATTAAGTCGTAAGAAAATTCAACCTCCGGGCTAAACTCTTCACTATCATTATTCGTCAATTCTTTTTCAAATAATTCATCAAAATTTAGCCATGATTCATCCATTCCAATCGACTCCAACTCTACCTTCAACATCTTCTCATCCCACCCACCTCCTAACTCAGCCAGTCGGTTGTCTGCAAGGATGTATGCTTTGCGTTGCGTGTCCGTAAGATGTCCTAGGCGGATGCAAGGAACTTCCTTTAGTTCCAATTTTTGCGCTGCCATCACGCGACCGTGCCCGGCGATGATGCCGTTGTCCTTGTCGATCAGCACCGGATTGTTAAAACCAAACTCGCGGATGCTGCCGGCGAGTTTTGAGACCTGCGCAGCGTCGTGTTTCTTCGCGTTTCGAGCGTAGGGAATCAGTTTCTCGGTTGGGATTTGTTCGATCTTCATTCGGTAATTTTATAACTCAAATTTTTTGGATTGTGAGGTAGCAAAGGA